AATAAATCTATTAGCGACGAGCTAATGAAAAAAGCACGTGGTTTTCTTAGAATAACTATTGAAAACGACGAAGTTATAAATACTGAAATTACTACTCTTATTAAAGCTTGTAGACAAGATTTAATAAGAAACGGTATCACTTCTACAAAAGCTGAAAGTGAAGAAGATAGTTTAATAGAAACGGCTATACTTCTTTACTTAAAAGCTGAGTTTGGGTTAGATAATAAAAATTATGAAAAATATCGTAATTCTTATGAGACTCTACGAACAGAATTATCACTAACGAGCGACTATGTAAACGAGGTGGTAAAAAATGTGGAGTGATGTCTTATATCTTTTAGAAGAAATTGAGAGTTTGGACGAGTTAAATCGTCCTCACTACTCTTATAAAGAAACTAAAGTATATGCTAATAAAATATCAGTTAAAAGAAGTGAATTTTACCAGGCGCAAGCTGCTGGCTTTAAACCAGAAAAAAGTTTTGAAATAAGGACCATAGAATTTGACGAAGATAAGCACACAAAAGTTAAGTACAAAGATGTTACATACAAAATACTACGTTCTTACGAGGTAAATAGTGAGATAACAGAAATTGTATTAACGGGGCTTAATAATAATCGTGAGCAACAATAAAATAGAATTTATAGACACATCAAAAGAAGTTAAAAACACTATGGTTAAGCTTTCAAAGTCCGCCCTTCGTGCTTCTGCTAAAGTAGCTGGTAAAGCTATTAAAGCTGAAACTCAAAAACGTACAGGCCGATTATCTAAACAAGTTGGTTATTGGGCTAAAATAAATCGTGATACTGGACAACCAGAGTTACAAATTGGTTACTATTCTAAAGCGCAAGCAAAAAAGAAAGGTAAACAAGTATCACACGCTAACCCTGCTTGGGCTGAGTTCGGTGTTAAATCACATACTATTAGTATTAAAAAAGCTAATACTCTAAGCGACGGTAATATTAACTATGGTAAATCAGTTAGCCACCCAGGGCTTAGAGGACAAAGTATCTTACGTAATAGTGTCTTTAATAATATAGACGCTATTAGAGAGGCACAAGCTGAATACTTAGCAGCACTTAATAAAACTATTGAAGCAGCTGGAGGAAAGATTAAAGAAAGTGAGGAGATCGAAGATGTATAATTTCTTTATTGCATTACAAAAGTTTGTTAATGAACAAAAAATAATTCCACTATATTATGAAGAAGCTTCGAAAAAAGCTAATTTTCCTTATGGTGTAATTAGTGATCCTATTAAAACTTGCCTACGTTATGGCGAATTAGTATACTTCGACATATTTATATGGACTACAGAGCCTAACACTGGTATTGAATTAGAAAAGAAGTTACAAGAACTTATCAAACTTCTTGACGGTAAAATCTTCTCGGAAGAAAGAGCCGTTATATACTTTGAAGAACAAAGACCAATATCTGATCCAGAATATACATTAATAAAAAAACAAATGACATTTAGTATTAGATTATTTTAAAGGAGGGAAAACTAATGTTAAAAGTATTTACAGAAAACGACACTAAAAAAATTCAAATTGACGAAGGTATCGTTGTATTTAACTTAGGAAAACAAAACGAGTTAATACTTGGACCTACTCGTGGTGGTGTTGAAATGACTATTACACCAGAAATAAGAGATATAGAGTTTGACGGTAAGCGTGGTAAAACTGCTGGTATGCAAGTTATCGACGGCGAAGACGCTACTATCAAGGTTGTATCATTATGTTGTAGTCAAGATGTATTGCTAAAAGCTTTACCTAATGCAACACTTGACGAAAGCAAAGTAATTAAACAAGGAGATTTTGGACCTATTGCACAAAGTAAATATATTGATACTATTGATGTAATTACACAAATGCTAGATAAAACTTATAAGATCCTTACATTTAATTATGGCTTACACGAAGGAGCTTTTACTTATAAAGCTGCTCCTAAAGCAGAAAATGAACATAATCTTGAAATTATACCTCACTATACTATAGACGATAGTTCAAGACTATATCAAATTAAAGATAGTGAAACTTGTCCTATAACAGTTGGAGAATAAATTTAAAATATTATTCTCCTTTTTGTTTTCTATTTGAGCGATAACAAAAGGGAGAATAAAAAAAAGAAAGGAAAAAAAGAAATGAAAACAAAATATTTACTATTATTAAGTGAAATTATAGATAAAATGGACATTAAAGAAGAATTGCAAAATTTAGATTTTAATACTGGAGACGAAAAAGAAGATCGAGAAAAATTAGGAGCTGCTCTTATAACTTTGATTATTACTAGAATTTATAAATGTGAAAAAGAAGTTTATACTTTTGTAGCTAATTATAGAGGTTATTACCCTTCTAAACCAGTATTTACTGATGAAGATACAGAAGATATTAAAACAGAAAAAAATAAAAAATATGAAGAAGATTTAAAACTTGCTTTAGAAAAAGCAGAAAATGAAGATATAATCGCATTATTTAAGGAAATAAGTAAATTACCAGGTGTTGCGAGTTTTTTATCTATAGCGTAAGTATCGGCACTGCGGAGGTCTTACGAATATTATATAAGCATTATGGCGGTATTGAATGGTTTGAGGACAAGCCGTCTTTTTTATTGGGCGAGTGTTTAGATAATGGTATTAAAAAAGAAACTGAATTACCTAAACTAATTAACGAAATTGTTAAGAAATTATCGCACGAAAAAACTTTTGTTCCACAACTAGAGCAAAAGCCAAAAAAGAAAATGCGAAGCGCAGAAGACATTATGAAAGATTACGGTTTGGGAGGTGTTAAACTTGGCTAATATATTTAGTTTATATGGATCTATTTTTATAGATAATGAGAAAGCTAATAAAGCTATAGACGGCACTACTAAAAAAGGAGAAAACTTCGCCTCTAAATTAGGCGGAGTTTTTTCTAAAGTTGGTAAAGGTGCTCTTGCTTTAGGTGGTACTTTGACTACCGCTGCTACTGCTATCGGTGGTTTAGCTATAAATACATCAAAAGATGTAGATCAAGCTATGAACTCATTTATTGTACAAACTGGTATTGCAAAAAATGAGTCTGGCGAGTGGCAGAAAGCCTTAGAAGATATATACAAAAATAATTATGGAGAGAGTTTCGAAGATATAGCCAACTCTATGGCTTTAGCTTCTCAAGAATTATACGAGTTTGATCCTTCGCAAATAAAAGCGGTTACAGAAAATGCTCTCGCGTTACGAGACGCTTTCGGTGTTGAAGTAAATGAGTCTATAAGAGCAACAAAAGCTTTAATGACACAATTCGGAATATCAGCAGACGAAGCGTATAACTTAATGGCCCAGGGTGCACAAGCTGGTCTTGATTTCTCTGGAGAATTAGTCGACAATATTAACGAATATTCTGTACAGTTTGGCAAATTAGGTTTATCTGCAGAAGATATGTTTAATATATTTCAAAGTGGTGCAGACGCTGGAGCTTGGAACTTAGACAAAATCGGCGACGCCGTTAAAGAGTTCTCCATAAGAGCAATAGACGGCTCTAAAACAACTGTAGAAGGTTTTACGAAACTTGGCTTAAATGCTGATACAATGGCTAAAAAGTTTGCTGCTGGCGGAGATACTGCTAAAGAGGCTTTTTATCAAACTATAGACGCGATTAAAGCAATGGACGATCCAGTACAACAGTCTATTGTTGGTGTTGATTTATTTGGTACTATGTGGGAAGATTTAGGACCAGAAGTTGTAACTCAATTAGGATCAATTAGAGAAATGTACGACGGTACAGTAGACTCTATGAACCAGATTAAAGAAGTAAAATACGACGATATAGGAAGTATGTTTGAAGGGTTAAAACGTAATGTACAAATGCTACTACTTCCTTTAGGTAATGCTTTAATGCCTTTAATTGTATCTATTATGAATTTAATTATGAATAATATGCCTTTAATAGAAGGCTTGATAAATCAGTTAACGCCAGTTATTACTCAACTATTTAATGCAATTATTCCGTCGGTACAGACTATTATAGAGACTGCTTTACCAATGCTCGCCACTCTGATAGAGACAATTTTACCTATATTTATTAGTTTATTAAGCACTTTACTACCTCCTATTATGCAAATAGTGGAGGCTTTACTTCCAGTCTTTATAGAACTTATAAATATGTTATTACCACCTATATTACAAATAGTTCAAATGATCCTACCTTTATTACTTAACTTAATTCAACCACTATTGCCTTTACTATCTCCTATACTTCAATTATTACAACCTTTTATTGATTTATTGATGTTAATATTACAACCTTTAACAGAATTACTTAACTTAATACTTCCACCTTTAGTAAGTATATTAAATGTAATTATACAAAGTATTATTCCAATGTTATCAGCACAGTTTACTTATGTAGCTAATATTATTGGTAGTGTCTTTGGTACTGCTATTAGTTATATAACATCACAAATACAAGTCGCTAAAAATATATTTATGAATATTATAGACTTTATTAAAAATGTATTTACTGGTAATTGGAAAGCTGCTTGGCAAAATGTTAAAAATATATTTAGTAATATAATTAGTGGTATTGGTAATATCTTTAAATTACCTATTAACTTCATAATTGACGGTATGAACGCATTTATTAAAGGTCTTAATAAATTAAAAATTCCAGACTGGGTGCCTGGTGTTGGTGGTAAAGGTCTTAATATACCTTTAATTAAAAAGCTTCGTGTAGGTATGGAATATGTGCCTTATGACGATATGCCAGCACTACTACATAAAGGAGAACAAGTATTAACTGCTGATGAAGCTAAAGATTATAGAGAAAATAAGAACTCTATCGTTAATAATAATGAAACAAATAACTTTAACTTAACTATAAACTCAACAGAACCACTATCTCCAGCAGAAACTGCTAGACAAACTCGTAAAGCTTTACAAGAATATAATCTAAGACATGGAAGGGCGTGATTAAATGGAAAGAACTTTAATATATAAAAACCATAAAGGAGATATGATTACTTTTACATATAAACCGCCTTTTCTTCTTAGTATCTGCGACGGCTTTCACGAAACAGTTGGTACTGTTAATAGTGTAAGTTCTGCGTATGGCGTTGGTACTACTTGGAACGGTACAAGTATAGGTCAAAGAGATTTAACTATTAAAGGTACTATAACAGATAATATACAAGAAAATAGATTATTATTATATGATATGTTCCCTCTTAATAGTGAAGGTACTCTTTACTATTATGAAGGAGATATTGAAAGAAAAATAACTTGTCTTGTTGAAAAAGTATCTATTCCAGAAAAGAAAGGCTTTACAAGAGACTTTTCTATATCTTTAGTATGTCCTAACCCTAGATTTTCCGCTTTGGCTGCTACTATCTTATCTATGGCTACCTGGACACCAGCTTTTAAATTTAAACTTGTTATACCAAAAAATAAAGGTATCAAGTTTGGTACTAAAAATACTACATCTATGGGAACAACAGAAAATACTACCGAAATTGATTACGGTATGACTATCAAATTTAAAGCTAATGATACTGTTAAAAACCCATATCTATTTAATGTTACTACACGTGATATTATACAGATAGAAAAAACTATGTCTGCTGGCGATCAAATAATAATCACTACTCACATAGATAATAAGAACGTTATTTATAAAAACGCCGTTACTGGCGAGGAAGAAAACATAAACTATCTAATAATGTATGGTAGTAAGTATTTACAAGTACCTAGCGGAACTAATACATTTAGAAGTGGTGCAGACTCTGGAGAGGACAATTTAGAGACTACAATAGAGTTTTTACCAGAATATGAGGCGGTGTAATTATGGAAGCTATATCATTAAATGTATATGATCGTGATTTAAAGCCGCTTGGTGTTATAGACAGTTATAGTTCTCTACGCTGGCGTCGTAAATATTTTGAAGCTGGCGAGTTCGAACTTAGTTTAAACCTTACTAAAAACAATTTTAAACTTTTAAATTATGATAATATCATAGTTAGAAGTGATTTAACAGAAAATGACGAGTTCGGAATTATAGAGTCTTGGAAGTTTAAGGACGACGGAGACAAAGTTACTATAACTGTATATGGTAGTTTTGGTTTATCGTTATTAAAAAGAAGAATAATAAAGACACGTATAAATTATAGTGGTAGCTATATAGGTGCATTTAGAAAGCTCTTAACTACAATGAGAGCTTTTTCTTTATTAGAAATTACAGACAGTGATATTACTAGCGATAAAGTAGATTTTCAATGTACATATAAAAATGTGTATGATTATCACGAAAAACTATCAAGAGCTTCAAATATTGGAGCTAAAATTGTCTTAGATTTAAAAAATAGAAAGTATAAATATGTTAATTATGTCGGTAAAGACCGAACAGAAGAACAGAAAGTTAATACTAGATATGAATTTAGCGAAGATAAATCAAACTTAGACGCAGCAGAATATACATATAGTCGTAAAAATATGATTACTGATGTTTTAGTTGGTGGAACTGGCGAAGACTCAGCTAGAATATTAAGAACTGTAACGAAGGTTACAACAGATACACACGACTTTGATATTAGAGAGGCTTTTGTAGACGCAAAAAGTCAAAGTAATAAAGATTTATCTACTACTGAATATAACGCTATATTAGATAATTTAGGACAAGAAAAAATAACAGTTCCTACCGAGAACTTCGAGGCTACTGTACACGCTACACATTATAGAAAATACTGGGACTTAGGAGATATTGTTAATATCAAAAAAGAAACTTGGGAAATAGCACAAAAACAAAGAATTACAGAAGTTGAAGAAGTTATCGAAAAAGGAAAACACAACGTAACACCAGTCTATGGTACACCTATTGCAGAAACGTTCGAAAATGAAGATTAAAAGAAAGGAAGGACATTATGGAAAAGTTTAGTTTTTTTAACGACATAAACGACGACAGAGTCTACTACGCAGAAGACTTCGCTCGCCACTTAAAAAAATACTTTACAAATGGTATTTTCAACAATGAGTTAAAAGTCATAGCAAATAATGATATGACTATCACAATACAAGAAGGAGACGCCAATATTGAAGGCTACCGTTATACTAATACTGGGGATCTAATTAAAACAATAGAAACGGCCGACGGAACATTAAAAAGAATTGATAATGTTGTTGTTCGATTAGATTTAACTAATAGGTTAATATCAGCTCAAATAATCAAAGGGGCTTTCTCTGATAACCCTTCGGCTCCAGCTTTAGTTAGATCCTCAACTATTTATGATATTAAATTAGCTGAGATATATGTAGGTGCTAGTGTAACATCTATAACACAGTCAAATATTACAGACACAAGATTTGAGGAGTCTGTATGTGGCGTGGTTGCTTCTACTGTAGAAACATTAAACACAGAGGAAATATACGATCAATTATATACTAAATATAATGAGTATATAACTGCAACCGAAGCTTCTTTTACAACTTGGTTTAATCAAATAAAAAATCAACTAGACTCTGACGCTGCAGGACATCTAACTAACCAGATAATGGAGATAGTTGGTAATAGCTTAAAAAGTGAGGTTAAAACACTTACACCAGGTAATTGGTTGTTAAATAGTTCCACAAATAGATATGAATATGATATAATTAAAACTGGTATCACGGCCGATACCTTAGTTACTGGACATTTAGACTTAGATAATCAAATAAAGCTAAATGACGCTTATATTAGTTCATATAATGGTGGTTATAAGATTATAACAAGTGTTAAACCTATTGAAGATATTTCTATAACTATAACTTATGAATTATCTAATTATGATTTAGAGGAGGCGTCTTAATATGATAGGTATGATAAATGTCGGTAATAAAAAATCAGTAAATATTAGTAAAGTATATGGTGTAAGAAGAAATATAAAATCGTCTTCTTCTGCTTGGGAAAGAATTAAGGACTCTGTAGGTTTAGTAGCTAATGCTCAAGTGGGAACTACTGCGGTTGTTAATAACTTCGATAGTATCTACCCATGGAGTGATATAATTACTTGTAATTATAATAATACTTCAAAAAAGATAGTTGCTTACTATGGAGACGCTAATTTCTCTTTTACTGGTAGTAATGGACAAGTATTAACTATTATTCCAGAATTTTATTATAAAAGATATGTCTCTGACGGCTACGAATATGTCTTAATATCAAAGGACAATTTAGACGGCTTTGTTAAGAGTGATAAATTTATGATAGGACGTTATACAATGTCTGGATCTAGTTCTGGAGTATTTAGTAGAAGTGGTTACTCTCCACTTGTAAATACTACGATAGCTAATTTTAGGCAATATGCTAAAAACTTAGGCTCTGGTTGGCAACAATTAGACTGGCACTACTTTATATTACAAATGTTATATTTAGTAGAATATGCAGACTATAACGCACAGTCAAAATTAGGAGCTGGGTTTACTAATGCTAATAACACAGGAGCTATTAAAAGTGGTGGCTGCGATAAACTAGGTATGAAGTCTGGTAGTGCAGCTGGAAACGATAAAAGTTCTGTAATTTATCGTGGTGTTGAAGATATATTCGGTAACGTATGGCAATTTGTTGACGGTATCAATATAAATAATTATCAAGCTTATATAAATTACAACCCTAATACTTATGCTTCTGATGTATTTACTGGAGATTATCAAAAACTAGGTTATGTAAATAACTCTACAAGTGGTAGTTATGTTACAGGCTTAGGTTATGATCCAAAACACCCTCTTGTAGCGTTAGCTACTGATGTTGGAGGAAGTAGTAGTACATACACTACAGATTATTACTGGTGTGCTAATGAGAAACGTATCGCTCTTGTCGGCGGTGCTTGGC